ATCTTTAATCCTTTATAAAAAAAATGGGTAGCCCTATCCTTTTAGAGCCACCCATACAGTTTACTTAATTTGTAATTAAGCTAATTGGTCACGATCTACTTCATCTGGCCCTAGATCGTTTGATACATCTTGCATGACAGCCCAAACTCTCCAAACACCAGAGGTAGGATCAGCACTACCTGTGGTAGGGCCAATCAACACATCAATAGTGTCATTTGAAGAAACAACTTGTGGCTGATAAGCTGCAGGTAAGTTTGTCATGTCACCTGTAGAAGTTCCATCACAATCAAAGTTATCTGCAAATGCATCAGCATCTGTACCTGTAATTCCAATATCAATCTGGAAGTCACCGTCATTAGGTGTTACCACCTCAAGACCTGCAGCCCAGACCATTGTCTTAGCAGGTACGTCTATTACTTGAAGAATGTCAGCCGAAGCTAATGCAGAACCTTTTGTGGTTGTAGCATCAGCAAGATTGACATCAACCTCTATTTTATAAGGCTCTTTACGGATAGCACGGCTTGGATGTGTACCTCCGTTTAGGCCATTTGATACGTCAACTGTAGCCATTTTCTATCCTCCTATTAAGCCACGTTATACTTAGCAGTGACAAGTCCTTCAGGTCTTAAAATCTTACGACCATAAAGGTGCATACCACGCACGATGTCAGCAAAGCTGTCTGGATCACGATAGCTTTCTGTTTTGCTTACCTGTTGAGCAGTAGCTACAGCAGAACCATGACCTGCAACAATAACACCAAAGTCAGTGTTTTGATTACCAGAACCTGATGTAGCAGGGCCACTACCTACTTTAGGCAAGTTGTTAGAAACATATACTTTGAATCCATGTAGGTTATTCATAACCAAACCATTCTGTAAGCCAGAACCACCAAAGTCAGAGTTCAACAATCTGCTGTCCTCATCTTTTAGTAACTCAATAAATACTGAGTCAACAACTAACCAACGATCTGTAGTATCTACAAACTGTTGATCAAGTAATCTACCCATACGAGCAACTACTTGGAAAGGTGTAACTGTAGCTGTTGGAACAGTAGTAATTCCAGGCAAACGAATTGCTAATGGAATAGAATGATCTCCTGCAGAAGAAGTTGTGATTGCATCAAAATCACCTTTCTTCAAAACCATAGAAGTTAAAAGCTCATTAGCTCCTGCAGTAGATATAGCTTTAGTTCCTGGTGCTGTAGTTCTAGCTGTGTCAGCATTTACATGCTTTGCTGATTGCTCAAAACCACAAAGATATCCAAGAACGTCCTGATCATACTGATCTCTCAAACGATAAGCAGCACGATCTGAAGCCAAAGACATAAAGTTTACATGGCTGTGAGCAGCCTCGATGTCATCAATCTTAAAGGCATAGTAGTTAGCCTGATCAACAACAAGTGTGAAATCCTCATCGTCTAAGTCTTGAGCAGTGATTTGAGTACCACGATTGTAAGCCTGAACAGAAACTTCTGGCTCTTTGATTATTTTTACCGAATCACCCATGTTTGCAATCTCACCAAAGTAATCACTATTGGTAATGTCTTCAACAACAGATGATTTACGGAAAGCAAGTTGTACCTGCTTTGAGTAAATTACAGGGCTAAAATTACCGTTAGGTAAATTCTGATAGCCTGTTGCCTTAGGGAAAGCCATCTTAATTCTCCTTAAAAAATGTATAAGCAATTGAACGCATAACTTACACAATTCTTCTTGGGGCTGTCTTTTATTGGTGCATACTACTTAGCTAGGCAGTATGGGCAATCAAGTTTCAGGTAATCCTTAAATTGTTCGTTGCGTTGTCTTTATTTTAGCTACATTCTTGGTAACACACAAAGTGGGCAAGGTATAGCTAGACCTATGTTGACTTACAGTTCTATCGATAAATTCTTGATTGTCAAGTATTATCTAGCAGAACCAGTCAAATCATAGATAAATTTCCCTGATCTCATAGCTGCTATGATTTCATCCTGTTTAGCTTCATATTCAGCAGGTTGCATTCTTTCTACCTCAGATTCTCTAAATGTACCTGTTTCTGCCCTAGCTTCAGGAGATTCCTTAGAAGAAACCTTTACGGATTTAGCAGCTTCTTTTTCTACTTCTTTACTGGATTTCTTACCAGTAATACCCATATCTGCTTTATATAGGTCAATAGCCCT